CAGAATGGGGCTGCATTGGCACTTCAAGTGTCTTGACCGACCCCAACCAGAGCGGCGTTCGAGCTCCATTCAAGCCAACGTTTTGCGTCTAATCAACGCGAGACAATGGGGATTCTTGATGACTCGACGCCGTCCTGAGTAAGGTCGGCACTTGAAATTTGGCTGCCACAACCGGTTTAACCGCCGGTGTCGCGGTAGTTGAAGCCTAAGCCCACAAACGTGGGCCTCCTTCGTAGTGTACAGGGCCCCTTGAAATAGGAGTTCTGTATGTCAGTCGCTTCTCCTCAAATAGATCACAATGGCACGATTACGGTTCCGAAAGGTTCCGAAGTTAATGCCTATGATCAGAGTGAGTTTGTGAGCTCCGCTGACGCTGTTACGTATGAACGTCACGAACTGAATTATGCATCCTCTAGCGTAGAGGGGCATACTGTCCGTGATTTCATGCAGAACGGCCGTATCGCGCCAGGGCGGTTTCGCCCGACGTCATATAAGCGGGTCTCTATCCGTGTCGATTATTCCAAGGCTTCTTCAAAGGTCGTCTCTCGACAGGCCAATGGGAAGTTCACTGTACGATACCGCGATGCTGCCCTAGGGTACATCGGAGGATTTTCGACAGGTTGGGGTAACCCCTGGGACCATTATATCTATTCGTTCAACTCCGGCCATCTTACCGCCATCGCAAATCGTGCGGTGGTGGATAATTTGGATCTCCGGGCCAGAACGGAAGTTATGCTCAGGGCTCGTAACCAAAAGTTTAATGTGGCCGAAGCCCTCGCGGGCATAGACCTCACCGTACTAATGGTTGCAAACAAGGTTCGCCAAGTAGTTTCTGCTTGGAAGAGTGTGCGCCAGGGCAACTTCGCCCTAGCAGCAAGGCATCTTGGACTGAATCATTTTGGACTCAGAAGTGAGTTCCTTAAGAAATTCGGATACCATATAAAGAATGCCTCAGTCGCAGAGCAATGGTTAGCTCTGATTTACGGCTGGTTACCACTCTTGTCTGATATCTCAGATGGCGTTAAACTGGTGAACGAGGGGTTAACTACCCCAGATTCTACGTTCTCAGTTAAGAGGAATGTTCGCGGATGGCTACCTTTCCATGATTGGATGCTAAATGTGAACGACGACCCGTGGATGAACCCTGAAGTCAGACATGACGTTCAGGCCACGTGTAGTTATAAGTACCGCCTTAAGGTCAAAGACCAACTGGCGGCTTACCTCGTTTCGCTAGGGCTGGACAATCCATTGTATTCTTTTTGGATTGCGTCTCCTTATACCTTTGTCATCGACTGGTTGAGTCCAGTCGGTGATTGGTTACAGGCGCTAACAGCCCCTATGGCACTACAGTTCATAGACGGATACAGATCGCGTCACATCGAAGGATGGGATAGTCGATCTGCTGGGCCTTTCGGGATAGACGAATCTAACCCCGATTTGGTATGGTATTCCGGACCTGCTGAGGTCCATATGGAATTCCTAGAGTTCGAGCGGGAACAATTGTTTGATTTCCCGATCGCACAGCCTTATTTCCGTTTCCCTTTTTCCTCACCACAACGTATGGTTTCGGCTATATCGTTGCTGGCAACCGCCAAACAACACAAAGGAAGGGTTTAAATGCCCGCCATGATTCCGGTAGTGATCGAAGATCGCGCCGCAACCCCGCTCGCACACACTTTCGCCCCCCGTTCAATCAAGAACGACGTGGCGGAGTTTGTTAACACGACCGGCGTTCCGCTCGGGAACGAACGACTCACGCTTTCTATCAAGAAGGCTGGATCGTACTATAAGGGTGAAGCCCGGCTACTTTTGCCGGTCTTGGCGACCGAGACCATCAATGGTGTCGCTCGTCCCTCCGTACTCCGTACTGCAGTCTGTACTTTCAGCTGTTCCTTTCATGAAACTAGCTCACGCCAGGAGCGTGACGATGCCATTGGCATGATGTACAAGCTCCTGGTCGACGGCGGTGAAATGACGGACGGCATGTTTGTCGACCTTACGGACCCGTATTAATTGACCATCTACGCAGACTCGTCTGCGTTTGGTTGGATCTTTGGTACGGCCTACTCGCTGCTCGTCATTGCCTACTTCGTGTGGGTATATGTCGAGTTGCATCGCGATGACTAATTTTCGCGGTGCTTAGTCTTGTAGGTTGGTGAGCAATGGTGCTCATCAACGGAGTCTTTAGTCCCGAAAGGACACCTCTCATGACAAGGCAATATGCCGGTGAGAAAACTTCACCTCGAGCGAAACGAATTTCGCTGGAAGTGCCTCCCACGTTGTATCACGAATTTCGTCAACTACTGCGCGAGCAGCTAACAAATGAGGCAAGTCTCTCGGTTGGGCACACGGCGTTCAAAGCCAAGTACCTGCTCGAAGAGTTCGAGTCGAAGTTGTTAGATCCCGACTTGTCGGGATCGACGAGCGTGCAACGTCACGGCCGCGCCATTGTAAAATGGTTAGGTCGTGAGGTCACTAATCGTGTGGTCAATCAGCGCATAACGCTGGCTGACGATACTGACTTCCTCTTTTTAGATAAGGGAGGATTTCCAGTGTCGGCTGTCGACGTGATTGCCTGGTGCAAATCCGCCGTCTCAACGCTTTTGGGCGAAGAGATTCCTTGGAGCGAACTGAAAGGTTCGTTCTCGGGGGGCGCCAGTACTTCGGTACGGCGTGGAGTCGGGAATATCCCTAGAAAGTACCAGGAGGGCAAGGACATAACGGAGAGTGCCGTAAGGCATTACTTGCAGCTGACGCATAGAGCGCAGTTGCTACCCCGCGACTTTGTAATTAGTCGCGGCAACGGTATGTTCACTGTTCCGAAATCGTCCATTATTGATAGGGTTGCTGCAAAGGAACCCGAACTCAATATGTACTGTCAGAAAGCTGTCGGCGATTATATCCGTCGAAAGCTGAAGCGTAACGGCATCGACCTGAACGACCAAACAGTCAATCAGGAGCTTGCGTGGGAGGGATCGAGAAATGGCACTCTTGCCACTATCGACCTCTCTAGCGCGAGCGATTCTGTCACCATTAGTTTGGTGCAGGCTATACTGCCGTTAGAGTGGTCCATGCTCCTGATGGAGCTGCGGTCAGCGGAAACGCTGGTCCCGGCTTATGTAGATACAGACGGTTCGTCTGTGCCTGCGCATTGGCATATCAACGAAATGATTTCGTCGATGGGCAACGCATTTACGTTCGAATTGGAATCCTTACTATTTTGGGTTCTGACTCGTGCGTGTGCGTACTTCACTCGTACACAAGGACGAATCTCTGTTTATGGTGACGACATCATATGCCCAGTAGGGCTCAAGGTGTCATTAGAAAGCGTCCTAGAATTCTTCGGGTTCACACTGAACACGAAGAAGACGTTCTGGGACGGCGGGTTTCGTGAGTCGTGCGGAAAGCACTGGCACACGGGACTTGAGGTCACTCCTTTCTATGTTAAAACGTTACCCACTAAACTTTCTGATTGGTGTTTGCTTCTCAATCACTTGAGAGGCTGGGCACATAGTTTTGACGGGATTTGTGATCCGTCATACTGGCCCCTGTGGTCTCTGTTTGCTGAGTTAATACCTCGGCCCTTATGGGGTTCGAGGGATCTCGCTCGTAGAGATTCACTAGTTGCACCAAACATCAGGAACGTTGCGCGGATTATCCTAAAGCAGGAGAAGTCGCGTGATGAGGAGAGCAGACTCCAACTAGGTGCGTACCTCCAGTGGTTGGACACCACTGAGGACCGCACTGCGGACACCCTGATCCAAACTAACGAGTTTCCCGATCCTTCAACGGTGAAAGAGCTCGTTAGTCGACAGAAGTGGCCGGATTGGAGTCTAGGAATGCCCATATTTCCTGAGGAAATCTAGGCATCGCGCGTCAGTAAGTGACGCTGGGAAG